AGATTTGTAGCTTCTTTGTTTTTTAGTTCCTGAAACTCCTTTATCTACAAAAGTACCATAGTCTTTCATAAAAAACTGTACTGTAAATCCTTTTGCATCTGTAACCACTCTGAAATTAATAGAATTGTATAAACCTTTAGTGTCAGCTTTTTTGGCTTTAGTTAAATTAGTCCTTGATTGCTTGACTATGTATTTACCAAAGCTATTTAAGTACCTTTCTAGATTCTCAGTTTTCATTATACACTAGCCACAAATATTTCAACATCTACATTAGCTGAAGCTCTTGGTCTTACTTGAATACTTGTTATATCTTCTAGCGTAGGAAAAGCAGGGGTTGTCGTATCATCTTCACCTATTGCTGCTGTATCTGCTTGACATAACAAATGTGAAGCTCCTGCTGTCATTACGACTGTGTATAAGGTGTTTTCAGTCACTACCGCTAAGTCTATTACTCCATCTGCTGTGTCAATATTAGTTACCCTAATATATTTACAGTTCTCTAAGTCTAAAGCACCTGCACTACCATACACATTACTGTTGAATGTAGCTATTGTAGTTGTATTAGAGTGTGGACAAGTTACTATCCTTTCAAATGTATCTTCAATACCTGTTACTGTTAAATTGTTCGTTGAACCCCTTAGTGATCCGTTGACAACTACGCTTTCGGATAAGGTTACTGTTAAGTCTGCCATAATTTTTTATTTTTTGTCTATTTGTTTTAATTTATTTATTGCCCAATTTATGCCGCTAGAACCACCCCAAGCATCCCACATTAAACCGCCACAACCTTCTGAATAAGGTACATCCTTATGTTGTTGGTGTCTTTTAAATGATGCCATTCTAGCTATTGTATCTCTGCTTATATTTTCTCTATTTGCTAATTGTGCTGACCGTGTCCATCCTACTCTAGTTCCACAATCACTACCATTTTCTTCTTTCCATTTTCTAGCTCTTTTAGCATTGTTAGTAGCCGCTTGTGGATAATCATTATAAGTTTCAAACTTTATACTGATTAAATCTAACTTATCTAAAACATCTTCATAGCTCATAGCTTGATTGTTATTTTTGGTGGTATTAGTTGTATCTCTACTTTCCATATTTTAAATTTAAACATTAGTACCCAAGGCCTGCATTAGTTACAGGAATTGTACAAGTGTCAAAGTTGTTTTGTGTTCTTATTCCTATTGTAAATGTCCACCCACAAAGTAAGTTGTCAAACCTTTCTTGGAATGGCTCAATTGTAAATTGGTCTTGTGTAAAATATAGTGGTGCATTTATATCATTATCACCTGCTAATGATTGTCTTGAACTGTGTCTAAGCATACCAATAAAGTCAGTACATATTTCTAACGTCTGATTCCACACCTGCTGTTCGTTGTTTTTAGGGTCAACCAGCTTAGTTAATTGTTCTGCTTGATACGTTTGCCAATCAGACTTTTCACTTACAAGATCACAAATAAAAAGCTGAAAATTGTATATCAATTCTGCATCACCTGTTGTAACTGACGTTGGGTTAATATGAAGCAAAGGCATTTTCTCCATCTTCTCTAAGTTGATGTCAAATATATCCCCAACAGATACCGTGCTTATTTGATTGTGATATTCTCCTAATCTACATAAGGTATCAATTACGTTGTTGTATGTCTTATTGGTTACTGCCATATTTTACTTTATTTTGTGTCTGTAAATCTGTTTCATAACTTAACCAAGTAAACGCTTCTAAAAGATTAAGTCTTGTTATCTTTTCTAACTTTGATATATCGGCATTACACAACCTGTACATTACTCCGAAATATCCCCACTTTTCTGCAAAGGATTCTGTTGCGATTGCATCTTCATTTCCTTCAGCCGTTCCATCAAAAATGATGGCAAAGTCATTAACAATACGTTCCCTAAATGCCAAAAAAAAACCAGCGCACTTTGCACTTGCTCTGCTGACATCTTCTTCATCTCCTCTGCCCTTATGGTTATATTACCATCATAAGCTGCTATGGTATAAACCCCACTTTCTGTTTCTTCTGTGATGGGTCTGTAAAGTATTGCCATCACTTCTGGTAGATTCTTTTCAATATCCTGCTTTATAAATGTTTCCAAATCTGCCCACTCACCGAGACTTATTGACTCAAGGTCAGGGTGAAAGCCGTATCTTTTACCATCTATTTCAATTATCCTTTTTAAAGAACTATCTTGCTGCTGTTGAAACTCGGACAGCTTACTCATTATAGCTGCAATGTCTTTTAATTCCAACTGTTTTATCAGTTGCTTAGGAATTGTAGATAATGCTGCTATTGTTTCTTCCGCTTCCTTTGTCTTTGTTTCACTTGCAAAATCAATTAGCTTTAACCACTTTTCTAATGTAACTTCTTCCCAACTGCTAATTAATTTGAACTGCTTTGTCTTGCCTTCCTTCTTAATTTTAACCTTCATATATTTATATAATAGAAATTTTGTTTTTTTAGTTTATTATGTATATTTGCCACCTGATTGATTCATTTTAGTTAGACCCCTCACCGCTTCTTTTCTCCTTGTCGTGATACTCTAGGTGGGGGGTTTTCTATTGCACAAAATACCGCCCTGCATTTGGATTGTCTAAATGATAAACCACATTATATCTTATTCCATCAATAGCGTGATTGTAGTTATCTACATATAATTTACTCCCTTTGTCTGCATAAACATAATTGTTTAATTCTTTAGCTATATTAGTTGATTCAGGAGTTACTACTAAGTGATAATCTTGCATTCTTGTTACACCACTTTCAATAGTTCCTTTTTTAACAGGTTTGATATTAACCCCCAAATGCTTTAAGTCTGCAATAAGTCTTGGTTCTGCACTATCAGCTATCACAAGTTTATCCCCTATTTTGTCTAATACAATTTGAGCCAACTCTTGACTTTTTAATCCATTCCTATAAATATGTTCCTTTAAATATATCTTTTGTTTCTTTTTGTCAATAGCTACTTCCACTAAGCTATCAGGATCAATACTAAAACCAAAATCCATACCGCAGGAAGTTTGTAATCCATCAGGATTAAATTCCCCTATACTCCAATTATCAAATACCACACCATCAGCTCTATTGAGCCAAGAACCAAGAATCCTATGCTGATACTTTTTAAAGTTGTTATGTTTTATAGTGTTTACACGCTCTAGGAAGCTCTTAGAAAGGTTTTCTTTATTATCTAGGTATGTACTGTGGATGTAACATACATTGTCTTTAACGCCATTAAAACCAGCTTCAACACCTTTGCTTTCAAAAAACCTATTGTAAATCCAATGTTCTTTAGTCACAGGGTTTAAAATTAATATTATTCTGTTTTGTATATTCTTTTCTCTGATACTTAAATCAATCGTATCAAATATATCTTCATCAATTAATTCTTCAGCTTCATCTAACACCCAACAACTTATTCCTTGCAAAGACTTTAGACTAGCCGTTTGGTTTCCTGCTGATGTCTTTATTCCCCTAAATAGTATGTCTGATTGATTCCCTAAGTTTACAACTTCAGCTTTATTAATGCTAAAAATATTTTCAAACCCTAATAAGCTTATTTTCTCTAAAAATTCAGGAATGATTGACAAATGAGCTGACACCATTGTGTATCTTGTGAACAATACTCTTATCCCTTTAGCCATTGTAAGTAGCGTAAGAAATACTGTAACAGCAAATGACTTTCCTGATCCTCTACCGCCTGTTATTATAAAATAACGAGCATCAGATTCAAATAAAGGATTGTATTTTTCGTTAAGATTCAGTTTTTACAAAGTTTATTAAAGGCATATTGATACTTTCCTCATTAGAAGTTACATCTACTCTTTGTTGCGGTTTACCATAGAAGTATTCAAAAAACAACTTAACTGCCCATTGTTCTTTTTTCTCTATTCCTTGTTGTAAGGATTTTAAAGCCATTTCATTCATAGGAGTTAAGTTTTCTATAAGCTTTTGTTCTGCTGCCTTAGACTTGCGCCCTGCACCTTTTCTAGCACCACCGTTGTTTATTCTTTTATCCATAATTGAAAAAGATTGATTATTCAATCCTATTAATATAATAGAATTTATTCGTATTCATTTGGTAGCATTAATCTTATACCTAGTTCTGTTAATGCCCATATCCTTATTTGGTCTGCATATATTTCAAACTCTTTAGTGTTCATTCTTGCTGTGCTGTTAACCGTTTGTAGTCCTATCTGTTTATCATTTATCTCTATGCTTTGCCATTCACTTGCAAACTTTACTTTTAAAGTATCGTGCATTTCATCAGGAAAATATCCTAGCTCATTTGCTAAGGGTTGTACTATACACGCCCAATAGTAATTGTTCTGCATATTACTTCTGTTGTTTCTTTGTTTCTTTACTTTAACAATATAGTCACTTCCTAATTCTTTTAAGTAATTAAAAAGCGTTTGCTTATCTTGGTTGTTATTAATAACAAAATTCATATTCTAGCACATTTTCTTGACAAGCTATTTTGAAATCTTTTTTTTAGCTCTTTACTTATTGCTGTACTTAGCATAGCTTCGTTTATGTTAAATTTATTAGATAGCCATTTTAAATTACTGTCAGGGTTTTCAAAATAATACTTTACAGCTTTACTTTTTAATGTTTTCAAATATGCCCTTGATCTTTTTTTCATTATTTAAAGGGTTCATTTATACCACGTTCTCCACATAGCTTTTCTTTAGCACTATCCCACATATAATCACCTTTCTTCTTTTTACTTAGTGATGCTTCTGTTCTTTTTATTTGTGGCATTCCTTCTTCAGGTTCGCTATCCATATATTTTCCACATTCACACACTACATCTGCAACCCACTTATTTTCTCTGTAAATGATTTTTGCTCTACCTATCTCTTTTTCCTGTTCACCGCAAGGGCATTTGTATAGTGTCATCTCAATCTATTAATCTTATATCCCTTCCTTCTTCTTTTGCTAGCCTTATTATTGTCTTTACTAATTTCTTCCTTTCTAAATTTGTTTCACACCATATAAAATCAAGATTATTCATTCCCTCTAATTTTAAATGTATTCCAAATCTAGTGCCTTTATTTTTAGTTTCTTTATAATTGTATTTTTTAACCACTTGCTTCCAGCTAACTAATTCTATTGTATCTGTATTTTTCATTCTACTATT